GTGATGCAATGTTCGCTGACTTAGATGTCAGGCGGCAGAAGTTATTACGAGCAATTGGTGGCCTGAAAGATCATGCAGTCAGTCAGCTGGTCAAAAGAGACAACGAGTTTTTTGAGAAGAACTACAGGCATCTGGGCAAAGTAGAAGATGATATTAAAAGAGAGGGAAGGAGAGAATGGATAGACAAACCTTTAGATTAGACAAAGCAGCACTTAAAGAATCAATGGCTGATACATTCATGGGCACAGCAATCAACTTGCCCCTGGTATGGGTGGTGTTGACAATCTGCCTGGTGTTTACACAAAATGCATTTATCATTTCATTGGCCCAAGCGGGGGTGTTAACAGTGGTGGCAATCATCAGAAGATATTGCACAAGAATGTGGTTCAAAAACAAAGAGGAAACAAATGTTACTAACTAAATCGAGGGGGGAGTGTATGCTGGAGTGTGTGTTGGAGTGTAATAAAAGTGTGTATAAGTGGCTGTGCAGTGGGCGGAGGGGCAATTGCACAGCCCCTCTCGAAAGGTGCATGGTTGCAACATTCAGGGGTGTGTGCGGTTGTGCAGTTGCACATGCCCGCACATATGCACATGCATCGCTGGAGGGCGCATGGATACTGGTATGTGCAGCTGTGCGCATGTGCATCTCTATAGAGAACTATAGAAAGGTGTATAAACACACCTATTCTGTAGGAGAGATAGGTTCTCTTAGAGAAACAAATATGAAACAATGTATATACATAAATTAAGGAAGTTATGGCTAATAAAAAATTAACGAAGAAACAAGAAAAGTTTGTCGATCTCATGGTGTATCAAGATTACAATCAGACGAAGTGTGCTCATCTGGCAGGGTATGAGAATCCTACTGTGGCAGCAACAAGGTTGTTGAGTAATCCAGAGTATGCTCATGTGCAAGAAAAGATCAGACAGTTCAAAGCGATCCAGCGCACGAAGAATGAGATAACTTATGAGGGGATAGCAAAGAAGCTTGGAGAGATACGCGATGTTGCATTGGCGGATGGATCATATGGGCCTGCGGTAACAGCAGAGATTGCAAGAGCAAAACTTGCCGGACTCATGGTTGATAGGAAGGAGTTGAAGATACATAAGATTGATAATATGAGCAGGGATCAATTAGAAATAAGGTTGCAGCAGTTAGTACAAGAACATCAGATTGTCCTGGGATCAGCCGAAGAGGTAGAAGAGGTTAGTCCAGATCAGAAAGATCTAGAGAATCATCTTGGGCAGGAGATTGTTGAAGAGGCTCTGCTTGACGATGAGGAAGATCTTTCAGAGGCTTCAGCTTCCCATCAGCAAGAAGACGATTTACTTGAAGAGTAGCTTCTTCTAATTTCTTTTTGCAGTATTGTTGAATCTTCATGCCTTGCTCGAAGTCTGCGACTGCTGTCTCAAGATCTACATCAGATGATTCAAGCTTGGCAACGATGCGTTCTAATTCAGCTAGGCCTTTTTCAAAGCTCATGACTTATAACCTGAACCACCAGGGAGTTGTTCAACATCGAACCAACCGCAGGGATAATTAATCATTTGCCTTGACCTCTATATTTTTTACGCGTCTTGCGTTTGTTAGTGCCAGCACCTCGGCTTAATCTAGAATCACCGATGGATGTTTTCTTTTTGATGCTTTGTATTTTTTCTTTGATCCATGTTTTAGCCATGTTTGTTTTCCTCTAATTGTTTATAAAATTCTGCAACCTGCATAATCTCTTGCCAAGTTCCATCATTTTTTATGCAGTTGGCTCGATGAGAAACAATAAGAATGTTGCCTCTAACATAAAAATTATCATTGTCGATGCGTTCTAATGTGGGAGAGTTGTGTTTATCTTCATGCCCATGTACAAGTTCAATGCCTAACACCGGGCATTTAAAATCTTGCGGCCAGACATCCCAAATGTCTTGAGCTTTGAGAGTACAAGGCGGCCAACCTCGGTCCAAAGATCTGCGCCTGGCACCAGATAACATTTTATGCGCCCAGTACAAAGGTTTGTTTCTTTTGTTTTCGTTGTAGCAAGATCGACACTCCCATCTAAAAGGTGGGGCTTTTTGTAGTTTTCTATTGGGAAAGTTTTCTGAGTTCAGTTCTTTTGTTTGCTTGCATATTTTACATTGTCTCATTTTGGATCAATGGCTTTTAGATAGAGTTCTTGCCAGAACTTAACTTTATGTAGAAGATCATTGTTTTGTTTAACAATGTCCTCTAAATTTATTTTGCTGTTGTCTCCTGGTATGCAGATAGAAAAAAATATATTGTTTCTATCTACCTCAGTTTCAAACTTATCGCGCAACAAGTCTGGAAGATTAGCAGCATTTGGATCTACTTTATCTAAGTAGAACTTTGCTTGAACAAGCACTTCTCTTTCTTGTTTTAATTCCTTCATAGATGTCTATCGTGATCGTTGTACCAGATATAAAACAAACAAAGTAAATTAATGACTAAAAATAAAACAATTACACCTAAAATTTCAATAATTGTATCTATCATTTTAGATCTGCATCTTTAAGATATTCAGTATCAACTCTCCATATCCTGTAATCTCCATCGTTGTACGGACATTTACCGAGTCTGAACTTGCGGTCTTTAAAGTTTTTGGTGTAGAAATTAACTCTATACTTGTAAGCTTGTTCTTTTGTTAGGCCGCCAATACTTTCCCCTACTTGTAGCTTGTCTAAAGTCTCACAAAACTTTGAGTAGAACTTGCTGATTGGAACATCCTTTTCTATTTTAAAACCCATGGTATCTCCTAATGTTTTTTTGGATTAATCTTGCTATTGATATCAACAACCTTTGCCTCTGGAATAAAATCAATATCTAATTCAGTTGCGCTTTGAGGTATAACTGCATTGAGTGGGACAATATCTGCTATGACAATTTGATCATAGTAATACTGCGCTCTAAAATTATCTGCGTCCTCTTTTGTGGGAAAGGGACCAAAGCCAGTTGTTTGTGCGACATTGGTATATGGATCTCCATACTTGATAACCAAAGCCCACTCACAATCTGGCATCCTATCTTCAATTGGGGGAAGTTCACTCATTGTTTTCTCCTTGTGCTAATTTTCTAATGATGGCCTCTGCTGTTGCAGTCTCGCCTCGCATCATCAAGTCAACAAGATCATCTTCTGAATGCGGACTTGGTATAGTTTCAGTTTTGCGATCTGACTTGAGATATTCAATGGTCTGGCTGTCATCGTTGTATATGGTTGTATGCTTTACATCTTCACCATTGTTGATTGTTTCTCCTAGACTAAACTTGATGCCCTTGCGCCAGTTGTCTAAGCGATTCCTTCTGCGTACTTGCTCTACTTTTTCTGTGTGTTCTGTCATGGTTTCTCCTATCTCTCGACAATTAATATACACCTAATTACTATTCTCTTCAAATTCTTTGGCCGCTAGTTCTTGCGCCTCTGCGTCCTCATATCCAAGGTCTATATACTTTTGATACAAAGACTCTAGGATAATTTGGTTTCTGTGATCACTCATGATTGCGATCTCCACATTCTTTTATAGAAATCTTTTGCGATCTCAACTTCTCCGACATGGTATGCAAGAATGGAATCAACCATTCCTGATACGCATATGTTATTGTTTGCGATCTCAGACAACAAAGTTATTTCACTGTTGCCATCAAATTTATCTAGCCAATCTTTGACTAAGTCATCATTGATATTCATATTGTTTTTCTCCTAGTGTTGTTTATATGAAATGTTTTTTATGCTGGTATCCCAACATGCCCTACAATCTAAGCATGCGCCATCTTGTTTCGGTGCGACACATTCGAATCCGATTGGCTTGCTGCTAGAATGAACTGTTGAAGTATGGCTTGCATTTTTGGGTGGCTTGCCATCAATGTTAGTTGCGCTTATGCGTATGATTAAATTTTTTGGAATGGTGTTGCCCTGATTCACAAAGTCATTAACAATCTTGTGTTCCCTTGTTGGGATCCAATGAATTATTGATGGTGTTTTGCGTGCAACATCGCAAATATTTTTTAAGTGCT